TGGGAATATATGCTACATTATCATTACTTTCACTACTCGCCGTGTCGCTGTATTCATTAGTAATAAAAGACGCATCTTCAGTTTTATTTATTTTCATAAAATTCTGTTCATTAATATTTGATATCGGAGGGTATTCACGACCATATAGAGATGTCATTTCGGGTTGAGTTAGATGAGTTTCATCAGTATTAGGCACATACTTTTTATTTAAGGACTTTTCAAAATACAACATAAAATATTTAACTGATTTATTAGATAATATAGCAGCATGTTGTTGCTCACTAACACCCAGGGGTATATTAAACTGATGTCTATTATCGTACACACATTTCATAGACTCTGATATTTTATTTTGGTATTTTTTATTATTTGCTAGTGATATCCCAAATGTAAATTCCACACTTTGGTTAATCTGTTGGCAAATATGTTTATAATTTTCATTCGAAAAAAATATATCAGGCATTATTATTATATTATATCATTTTAATAAAATTTTTTATCTTTACGTTTTATGAAGACGCTTCCAATTATTAAATTTATCAATAAATATTTTAACTCTCTCTTTAACTTCGTCGTTACTATTATATACTTCCAAATCAGTAACTGCTAAACTTTCATTTGTAAATGGATTGGTTTCGTTAAAAATAAGATGGTTATATATGGTGTATCTATCAACTATAATTTTAACGGAGGGTATTTCTACTGGTTGAATTATAGGCGTTAGCATTATAGGATCCTTAAAATCGTCCGGAATTTCTATATCATAAGTGTCTTCGGTATAAGCGATCGTCTTGATTTTATTTTCTATATTTATAGATATTTTTTTTAATAAATCGGTTATAGTATAATCATCCGTTACATTAAAACTGCCATATTCCTCACACGTTTTGTTAAAAGTATCTTTATTATAAAAAAATCTATTCGTTGTCCAACAAGTAATAAACGCTTCGTTTTGAGACAAATTATATAAATTGCTAAAAATGTTAGTAAAAAGCGCGTCTACAATTTGCCAACTACCTAACTCTACCAATTGTAAAGAACTAGTTTCTTTAATAAATGATAATTGGGAATACAGTTTATTTGAAAGAAATGCTTGTAAAATAGTATAATAGCTTTCTATTATTTTAAAATGGTAAACTGACTCAGTATCCTTTGTAAAAAATTTATAAAAAACCTTATTAAAACATACACTCTGGTCTAAACAAATTAAATATTTCATTAACAGCATTCTGTTATTTCCCAAAGGATAATTTTTTATTTCAGTTATTACATCGCTTATTATACTTACTATGCTATTAATATGATTTGTATATAATGTTATAAAACTATCTGATATATATGTTTTTAAATCTGTATCAGGATTATTTTGTAGGAAGTTATTAATCATGCTTAATATACGTGTACGGACTTTTGTTTTAAATTTAAATCCGGCACCACTGTTGTATTTTTCTATACTTATAAAAAGTTTAATATACTCTAACATGAATCGCAACCCATCTTCCTTTATTGATAATAACACGGTTGTTTTGTCGTGAATATTAGTTTTATCTGATCTTAAAATATTTAAGAGAACTGGTGTAAATATCTTTTTAAAACCTTCGTAATTATCACCAATATGTGTATAATCATTTGACATATGCGTAAGAGTTTGAATATCGGTCTCGGTAAAATTATCTATATTAAAATTAGTAGTTTTATTAAATAAATCATTTGTTAAAATATTCATTTCACCTAATTCTGATAATACTGTTTTATATGTGTCTATAGACAAGTTAATATCCGAGTAAGTTTTATTTTTATAAACCTTTTTATAAAATTCTACCGATTCTATATTTATACTAATCATATGAGAAATCCCATTATAAAAAGTTTCAAATAAGTCAAATACATATGTGTATAGTGGACTCTTACTATTTTGAGTTGTAAATGAGGGAGCTATTAATTTTAAAAAATTATGTATAAGATTTACCTCATATTTATTTAAAATTACATAACTTAATAATTGTTGATTTAAAAAAATTTTTAATTTTTGTGCCTGGTCTGTATATTGTATGTCATATTTAGAATTATACTTCATATTAAAATAATTATTTGATAGACCCAATATAATATTAAAAACTGAATCTTGTTTTATACCGATTTGGTGTTCGGTGAAAAATAATTTGTGATTGATTAAAAAATCTAAGAATGTATCATTAAAAAGTGAGTTGGGAAAATTTGTTATATCAGTATGATATATAAATTTCCCTATAATAAAATCTGCTATTCGTTTACATATATAATTATCTACAGCGGACATATTATCCTTATAAATAAAATGGAATTTATCTAAGAGCAATTTTGTATTTTTATAGAGAACTGTTTTATTATCATAATTATAATCAATTTCGCTAAAAATCAAGGTTGTTATATCTTCATTATATGTCACTTCCCCGCCAGAACTATTAACTAAATTATCCATAAATTTTTTATCTATATCAGACAATACATTATTCATGATATGTATATTATAATATCAGCTTTTTTTTATATTTTTATTATATAAAGATGTTATATTATTCTATAATATTTTTGGTAATTTTTATTTTAATAATTATCTATCTGTATAACTATTTAGGTTTTGAAAAATTCGTTCAAACCCCCGGATATGTTGAGACGTCGGGTGGGTATAAAAACTTAATCGATACGATCGCGAAAAAAACCGAAGATTTAAAAAATGCCTCTTCTGAAACCAAACTGACTGTAACATTTTTTGATAATAAGGAATTATATAGTATTCTAATAAATGGTTTAAATATGAAAACATATAATCCTAAAGAAAATTTACAGGATGATTTTGGGTTAGCGGCGGTGAATTATAGAGACGATAAGACTATTTTTACCCGAGCAGTTACAGGGGCTATTAATGTTTCATGCGAGCTCTTACAGCAAAAACAAGATTATAGATATGTATCAAAGTGTGTTAATACTATTAAGGGTATTGATGGGGCCGCGAAAATTCATAATTTAATTATAAAAGCGTATAAATATACAACATTACCAAAATATACATCAAACCGGACAATTAACCCTTATTTAGTTAGCAAACTAAATAAAAATATTAATAAAATTATCACTGCCGGTAGAAGAATCTTCCTGGCGGAATCCAATACATGTAAATGTAAATCAGAACAAGATATACAAGTACTCCAAAATACTTTAAGAGGCTTTATAGAAATGGATATAAATATTCAAGGGCAAATATTAAGTATAGAAGCTACTTTAAATGCTTCTAAAATGACAGTCCCTGCGTTTATGTCAAATTTACCGGGATTTAACATTCCCAAACCAGCGGCATTTAATACTAAATTAATAGATAATTTAAAACTTTTATACCAGCAAAAAGAAGAATTAGGGGGTCGTATTATTCAAATTAAAAAAACAATTGAAGACGCTCAAAAAACTACAGCGGATGAATGCCAACCGTGTTAACGAAGTCTTAATACTAAATGAAGGGTTGACTCTTTTTGAATATTATAATCAGATAAAGTTCTTCCGTCTTCAAGTTGTTTTCCAGCAAAAATTAACCGTTGCTGGTCAGGGGGAATACCTTCTTTATCCTGAATCTTTTGTTTAACATTATCTATTGTGTCGCTAGGTTCTACATCAAGTGTAATTGTTTTTCCAGTTAGCGTTTTTATGAAAATCTGCATATATTATAAAGATATATATTATTAAATTCTTTAAATAATTTTAATCTAATTCGCTTGAATCATCGGATTCAACGGAGCTTGTGTCTGTAGAAGTTTCTTCGTCGGTGGACAAAGATAGATTAGATGTATAGTCTCTTTCTTTAAAAACATATTTAGAACGTTTAGTCGCCACAGGTTTAGTTGAAGACTTATATGTTTTTTGTTCAGTTTCGCGTTGTTTTAAATAATTTTTGAGTGTTCGTTTTTTTATTTTAACTTTTTTAACATTTTTTTCACCAATAATTTTAAAGGCTTTGTGGTAATCGGACATACTTAATTCACCAGTGCTGTATGAAAAATCGTTAACTTTATTAACATCAAAGCGTTCATGATTACCATACGATTGTAAAAATGATTCAGGTTCTTTATAAATACTCAAGGCCCTGTTATCTATATTTTTAAAAAGATGCTGGGTTTTTTTATGAATATTGTCTTTGTTGTACGCTAATTTCCCCTTAGCATATTCGGAAGAAGTCATTAATTTACCATAACCATTATCAAAACTAGAACTGTTATTTTTTTTTTGCTTTTCAAATTCAGCATTAAAATTTTTCCGCTTAGTATAGTCATCATCGCGTTGGTTAACCCGAAACTCTGGTGTTTTTTGCTCTTGTTGTTTACAAAATAATAAAAATTCATTTTCTAATTGTTCACAACTTTTTTGATCCTGACAATTCTGAAATTGAATTTTAATATAGTTGTAAGCATTTTGAACAATACGCATTTTTTTTTCGGAACCACCTTTATCTGGGTGATAGCGTAAGACGAGGCGGTGATAGTTTTTTTTTAAAGTTTTTATATCTGGGGCATATGGATTAATTCCTAAAAGTTCATACGGGTTGATAACACTGTCAGTATTCATATTTACTATATTTAATATAAATCTCTTTAATATTAAGAATATACAAACATATATAAATTAATATTTATCTTTAATTATATATTTGCTACTATAATTTATTGCGCATATATTAATAGTTCTTAAAAAAAATAACACTTAGTATAATATAGATGCTAATAAGATTGTTTTATAAACCGTTAATTAGTAAAATACATAATACCCGAAATATTGTAAGCACTTGTAGTGATACAGGGATAAATACATATGGCATACATTCACCCAAAAAGGTATTTCATAATTTATCGTATAGCGAATTATTTGATCATGAAAAACAAAATAAAGAAGGCGAGGTTTTACAATGTAAATATGGTGAAACATTTCTTGTTGATACTGGAAAATTTACTGGTCGCTCCCCACAAGATAAATGGATAGTTAAAAATATCGGAACTGAATCTGATAAAAATATTTGGTGGGGGGAGACAAACCGTCCAATTCCATCAAGTGTATTTAATGGTTTAAATAAAACTGCTATAAATCATTTTAATACTTTAGATAAATGTTATGTTTTTGATGGTTATTGCGGCGCAAGTTTAGACAGTAGAAAAAATGTTAGATTTATCCATGAACTCGCTTGGCAACAACATTTTGTATCTAATATGTTTATTAAACCCGAAACGGATGACGAATTAACTAATTTTACACCTGACTTTACCATTATAAACGCCTGTTCGGAAACAAATAAAAATTGGGAAAAAGATGGTTTAAATTCAGAAGTAGCAATCGCGTTTAATATAGAAGAAAAATTAGCTATTATCTTGGGAACTTGGTATGGTGGAGAAAATAAAAAAGGGATTTTTAGTTTAATGAATTATTGGTTGACTCTTGAAAATATTTTATCCATGCATTGTTCGGCCAATGTAGGTAAACAGGGGGATACCGCATTATTTTTCGGTTTAAGTGGAACTGGTAAAACAACTCTTTCTGCCGACCCCAGTCGCTATTTAATCGGGGATGATGAACATGGATGGGACGATTCTGGGATTTTTAATCTTGAGGGTGGGTGTTACGCGAAGACAATTGATTTAACTGAAGAAACTGAACCTGAAATTTACAAGGCTATAAAAACTGATGCTCTTCTGGAAAACGTCTCTTATACTTCTGATCTCATACCTGATTATGGAAATACTGAAAAAACTCAAAATGGACGTGTTAGTTACCCAATAGAACACATATCTAATTGGCATAAACCTCAAATTTCAGGACACCCTGATAATATAATATTTCTTACATGTGACGCATTCGGGGTTTTACCACCTGTTTCAAAGTTATCTATAGAGCAATCAATGTATCACTTTCTTAATGGTTATACGTGTAAAATAGCTGGGACCGAGAGAGGTGTAACTGAGCCGCAAGCAGTTTTTTCTGCTTGCTTTGGGGAACCATTTTTAACTTTACACCCCTTTAAATACGCCGAATTGCTTAAAGAAAAATTAGAAAAGCATAATTCAAATGTCTATCTTGTAAATACCGGGTGGTCAGGTGGTCCATATGGGATTGGTTCCCGCATGAGCATTGCTGATACGCGCAAATGTATAAATTCTATTTTTACTGGAGAAATTGAGAAAGCACATTTTAATAAAGACACTGTATTTGGATTTGAGGTGCCTGTAGAATTACCAGGTCTTGATACTGATGTATGCGTTCCGATAAATTCTTGGGATAACATAGAAGAATATTACAACTATAAAAATAAATTAGCAAGTATGTTTATAGATAATTATAAAAAATATACAGGTGGTGGGATACCTGACTATAGTGATTTCGGGCCTAAAATTTAAAATGTCTGTTCTTACACAGTTAAATTTAATTAAAATATTGAGGATACCCATATTTTAATTATTAAAAATAAGATATTGGTATAGTTAACTGTTAATGAATTTATTTAATATATTTTAACATTGCTGGGTCATTTTCATTAAGTGTTTCGCACGGCATATTATTGATATACATAATACTATATTTTTCAAGTAAAACGTTGTATATCATATCATTTACCCGTCTTACATGTTGCTGAACACTTTTTTTATTTATTAGATCTCTTGCTCGGATTAATTTACCATCTATATAAATACCATGATTACGACCAATGTATGTGTTTTTATTAGGAATATTTTTACCAAAAGCATGTTTCTTAATGAAAATTAAATTATCATCAGAATTATACATTTTAGTCACTTTTTTGATTTTTTGATTAGATATAGTATTATATTTTGTTAGTTGATTAAATGCGATAAGACCTTGGTCTGTTTTAACTTTTGTGGATCCTAAGAAACACGCGGCACCTGTTGCCGCTGATATTGAAAAAGCCGTCTGCCATTCTCCGTCCGTCAACCACCAGGTGTTGGTCCCCGTTCGAATATAAAATTTGACTGTTACACTTCCCGCAGAATCCCAAGCGTTAATCTGAGCGGCCGTAAAATTAATAGTCAACTTACATTCGTCGCCCGACAAACCGTACGCGTAGTTGCTGGGCTGTTGTTTGAAGCGCGCGAAGAT